CACGACGCTCTTCCGATCTATAATATTCTCTAAAAATTAAATACAACATAAAATGGAGTACTCGAAAAGAAATAAGCATGGCACGACCTAAAGAAGAAGGATTGAAATACTTTTCTTTCGATGTGGACTTCTTTAACGATGAAAAGATAGAGGCTATATCCGGGGAATTCGGAATAAAAGGAGAAATAACAACAATAAAGCTGCTTTGTGCGGTATATCGAAACGGATACTTCATAGAGTGGAATGAAATGTTGAAAATGAAACTACTGAAAAATCTGCCGGGTGTCAGTTCGGATTTACTTGATCAAATTACAAATCGCTTAGTCAAATGGGGCTTTTTCGATAAAGACCTTTTTGATTCGGTAAAGATTTTAACAAGTCATGGAATCCAAAAAAGATATTTTGAAGCAATAAAAAGAAGAAAAAAATCGGAGGAATACCCCTATTTGATAATTAATGTAGACATAAATACACCTTCAACTGGTATTAATGTAGACATAAACACCACAAAGGAAAGTAAAGTAAAGAAAAGAAAAGAAAATATTACAGTAGATTCTAACGAATCTCCTGTATGTGCGACTTGCCAGCCGCACGATGAAAGAATCGATTATTCCGAACTTGTAAAATTCTTCAACGAAAAAACGCAAGGCGTATTCGGAGTGATACGAATGCCGCTATCCGACAAACGGAAAGGAATGATCAATGCCCGTATCAAGACATACGGCAAAGAAATTTTTGCCCAAATGATACAAAAGGCGTTAAACAGTGATTTCCTTAAAGGGCAGAATAAAAACGGCTGGCGGGCTTCTTTCGATTGGCTTATCAGGCCGACGAACTTTGAGAAAATAATATCTGGAAACTATGACAACAGAAATGACACGATTAAAAAGGCAGCCGTCGCAAAACGCTATGGAGAATACTAAGCCCTATCCTCGAATTGATATCGCCGCATACAAGCGTTGGTTCATGTATATCGCCAAACAGACGACAAAAGGATCCTTCCAAATAGACGACAGGAACAAGGATTTGGTTAACGATTTATTCCTGTACTTCCATTTCCAGAAAGGACGGTTGGATTTGAGAAAAGGCTTATGGCTGGAGGGACCCGTCGGAACGGGGAAAAGCACATTGATGCAAGTGTTCAGCCAATATCTCAAGAGTCTTCAGATGGGATTCAGGGTGTACATATGCAGCCAAGTGACAACGGATTATTCGCTTACTGGAGACCTTAGCAGGTATCTTGATAACGCAGGATGGTCGTCTTCCGGGCCTGTTCCTATGTGTTTTGACGAGCTGGGGCGCGAGCCGTTGCCGGCCAAGTATTACGGGACTGAACTAAACGTAATGCAGCATATACTGCATATCAGATACAGCTATTGGCAAACAACAGGTTTAAGGACCTTTGTCACAACTAACGCTAACGGCAATGACATCGAAAGGCTGTACGGGGACTTCATTCGCGACAGGAGGAAAGAAATGTTTAACATCATCCCTGTAACCGGGGATAGCAGAAGGTAAACAAAAAGGGATGCCTGCACATCCCCTGAAAACAAGATGGACTATTTCTTGTCGTCTACCAAAAAAGAAAAATATCGCGACGTTTTAGGGTAAATTCTTTTACCGTTTTTCACGATATAGCGGCAGAAAATACGCGTCTTGCCTTCTTGCGATTCAACACTCATTCAACACACCTCCTTTCCGTTTTACCCGACTGCTGTAACAGACGGGCTACAAGTCGCATCCTGTAAAATACGACTAAAAAAAAGCCCAAAGCTACAGGACAATGGGCTTTAAGTCTTTTCTCGAGGAGATCGGACTGAAGACGGCGAATTACAGTTCACCGAAAGGAAGTGTTAGAACTTCTGTTGAATCGTGTTGCAAATATAAGCGCTTGAGCTATGCAATGCCTTTTTTGTTTACATAGTTTATGCTTATTTCACAATAAAAACAAACAAACCAATCATGAAGATAAATGATTTTAGAACCCAATGCAAGATCGGATCGAAGGTCTTGTACAAGGGGAAAGTTAGAACGATAGCAGATATAGACCGGAACACGAACTGCATCTCTTTTTCCGGCTACAAGTGGGTGAGATGCACAGAAGCTCAATTGTTGCCATGAACACGAAGACGAGACCGGTATACATCATTGAGCGCGATATCCGCGAAACGATGGATAAGGCGGCGAAAGCCGTGCGCAAAGGCCGCTATATGGATGCAGCTATATTGGCAGAACGGGCTGACAACCTGAAAGAAGAGCTGTCATACGCTATGGAGCTTGTAAAATTCGACGAAGACAACCGCAACATGGACAAGTCTTTGAGGTCGTGGTTCGGAAAGATTCTTTCACTCTCTTTGAATGAGGCAGATATGGCGCTCTACCATATCGACATGTTCTTTGCCTACATGCAGGACAGGGGATATGTCCCTGTGCCGGAATGGGAACGGAAGAGGCGCGAATTAAGGAAAGCCGTTATCGGCTACCGTAATTTCGTGAAGCGCTTTTTCAGGGACGACAACAATCTCGTCAACAATGAGATTGACTTTATGCACCTACTCGATACCGTCAGGGACAAGATGTTCACGGATCGGGAAAAGGTTTATTACGACAAATACGAGATTAAAGCAGGAGAAAAACAATGAACGACTGGAGAATAGAAGAACTAAAGCGGCTCGAAAGGGAGCGCGATCGCAACTTGGCTATCCATTGCGAGTATGTGGCAGCCAAGTTTCAGAGAATGATTGACAGGATCAAAAAAGAAATGGAAATAGAACATGAAAAAGAAAACTGACATAAGAGAAGCAAGGGAAACTAACATAGGCAAGGCAAAAAGCCTGTCGGTGCGGTATCGGATAGACGAAAAAGGGAATGTATGTTTTTATAATCCCTCTTGCGACGAAATGCCTTTGACGCTCTTTTGCATGATAACAGAGGCTCTGACCAATGTCGAAAAGGCCTGGAACGAGCGCAAAGAACCGGATATCAGAACTTTGGCATCTGACTCATTAACGATTAAAACCCAAAAGATATGATAAAGCCTGAAATTTACTACACCTTGATATGCGATAGGTGTAAAGAGCTGTTTGAATCCAGTGGAATCAACGATTATACAGATGATGGTTCTGTCTTGGAAAACGCAATGGAATCCGACTGGATTGAGTACAATGGCAAACATTATTGCCCGGAATGCTACCACGTGGACGAAGAGACGGACGAGCTTGTCCCCCTACCCGATTTTCCGCGGTTTGTTTTTCAAGTCAAAGACTTTTTAGAGCACTACGTAGGATTTAGGGATGCTGTTATCCAAGAGCAAAACGATAGCTACACAATATCTGTCGGCTTAAAATCGGAACGTCCCCTACAGAGGGAACATCTCTCAATGGTCGGGCTACTGTTGCCCGCAAATGTTTGGTCGTACGAGGTCACGCCGGCTGGTAAATACGGGTGGCGTAAACTTGTTATAAAAATCGAAAAATAAAATCATGGGAACAACAATAAAATTGAATTGGGAATACGCAAAAGGCGAATTTAACATGGATGAAATACGTATGCTATGCTTGCCGGCAAGAGGAAAACGCCTGTTTGGTCCAGATGAATTGGATGCCGAATTGTGCATAAAAGACGGTTGGAATTTAAAAATAGCAGACATTCATTTAGGTGATATTGAAAGTTCGAATACCCTTTGTGAAGAGATTGTACGCAGATGGAATAAATTTCCAAAATATCATGAATCTACGGAGTTACCGGAGAATGGTAGAACAGTTTTGTGTGAAACGAAATTTGGGCATTTTATAGCTGGTCCAAATCATTGCGATTACAATGAGTTCCGCGGACTTTATTTTAATGTGAAAAGATGGGTATATACGGATGAAATTTTCGCACAAGAATGAGATACGCATTAAGAAAACAGGACAAGATCGCCACCGCTTATAGGTGGTATATTAACTTCAGAGGATTTGTGGTAACAAATTATTAAAACACAATGAATCATGGATAAAGAACATTTTGAACAGGAGTTAGAAGAGCGGCGAAATATCCAAGCTACATTGTTGAACTTCTTAGGTCGATGCAGTGATGAAACAACAGCCTTTGTACGAGGTTCTCTTGAAGGAATTGTAGAGAGTTTAGATACAGAACAATAATTCAAATTCTAAAAAACATGAATATTAGAATTGCAAAAAAAATAATGAAAGTCTGCTACTTACATTTTTCGTCCGGTCATGGTCGGTTTTATTCGTATTCTAAGTATCAGAGGGAAAAAGCGGCGCAAAAGTATTACAAAAAAAGAAACAAACGAATATTTGAATATTTATGTGAAATAATGCACGAAATCCCTATATATAATATGATCTTACGTAGTAAACCGTTCGCTGCAGAATCAAAAGAGTCTTTTGTTAGCAATATAGGGATTTCTGAAGGATCAGAAAGTATATCCAATGTTGCAACTACTCTTGACACAAAAATTCAAGGCAAATCAGGATTTGTATCTGATTTGAGTCAGTCATGTTCCTTTAAAAATATAAAAAATAACTGAGATATGGAAATGCGCAAAGTTGTATTGGATGAAAACGTTATCCCGCCTATGACGCATCCCTGGGGGAAAGTATGGAAACAGCCGGACAGAAACAATCTGGTGCTTGATGATAAATATGCCGTGATGTATAGACGAGATTTTGAGACGTTGCAAGATTACACAGGTTCGGAACCGACCGGCAAGTATAACGGCAAAATGTGGAAGGCTCAGTATAATTATTGCGGCAATCGCAAATGGTATTTATGCTGGTGTCATGATGAAAATACGGTATCACAAGAGATATACATCTCGTATAGAGAGATTTTGATAATTGATTAACAATTAAAAAAAATATGAATATTGTAAAGAGTAAAAGTTTTAAAAACGGAACAGTTTACTGTTTGCGCCTTGAAGATGGTATGCTTGTCGAAACGACAGACATATTTCTTCCTTATTACACAAAAGATGCAATAGGCCGAAAGCAGAACTTTCTTGATAATGATAATCTTGGAAGTCGTGCCGAAAGATGGATGATTGGAGTTTCAACAATGAGCGGTTGCCCTGTAAGATGCAAGTTTTGCGCCACCGGAAACATGAAGAAATACCGTAATCTCACGGCGGACGAGATTGTAGAGCAAGTGTTGTTTATCATCAAAAGTGCAGGATGCAATCCAAAGGATTCTGGAGAGTTTAAGATTAACTACACTCGTATGGGCGAGCCTTTTTTGAACATTGATGCAGTCAAGGAAGCCATTAAGCGTATTACGGAAATATATCCTAATACCCATCATTACGTATCTACGATAGGCATTAAAGGTAGTGACTTTTCTTTCGTAAAAGACAATGTGACATTGCAGATAAGTTTACACAGTTTCGACGAAAAGAAACGAGATTGGCTTATCCCCTATCCGAAGAAAATGTCAATAGAGGAACTTGGACGGATTCGGACAGAAAGCAAGTTAAAAACGACCATCAACCTTACGCTGGTGGATGAGTCGGATTTTGACGCTGAAAAGCTGGAGAAGTATTTTAACAAAGAGCACTTCTTCGTCAAACTGTCACCGATCAATCCTAATAACATTTCAGAAAAGAACAACCTTGGTAACGGGATTATCGAGGGAGTTAATTTAGTATAAACATTTAATTTAATGAATCATGGAAAAGATTAAAGAACAGCTCGAAAAGATGGGTTACGATTACGCTGTAGCCATCGCAACAAAATCCGAAATTGAGAACGGTGCGGCTTGTGGCCAGCTCTCAATTATTACAGAGTAACCAACCCTGAGCCACTCTTTTGCGGGGGTGGCTCGCTATTAAATAAAGAATATGGAAAAAGAAATATACGCATGGGTATGGAACCCGGAAAATGCACTTTTCAAACAAAAGATGTCAGAGAAAGCCATAGGGCACATCTATAGCTGTAAATGCCCGGAGAGATGCGAATTGTACGCCAAGGGTAATTGCGTGCTGTTTAAAAATTATTGTCCTTACGGTTCTCATAGACGAACTGTGGGGTATTCAAGAATGGCAAGCAAATTCTGCTCATGGATATATGAGTTTATGGACAAGCATAAAGATGCTTGCAATGCCAAATTAACACAACCTAAAAAGTTGGAGTTTTTCATGGACCTGGTCTATATTCCAATTCCACATTTGGGACTAAATGAAAATATAGAATTTGTGGATGGGAAAGGTTATTTTTCAAGCAACTACCCTATTGTTAAACGATCGGATTTTGACAATGAAGAGTTTGTATCTAAACAAATCATTAATTTCCATCCAAGAGCTCTTATGGGTGGAGTTATATGGGACTATCAAGAGAAGGAAATTCCTAAGTTTTTGCAGTGGTTAAAGGATCTTGATCCTGCTCTGTTTGATAAGGTAAAGGCACTGAACCCCGATCGCCTTGCTTTTACCAAAATGACGAACGTTGGAAGAAGGGCTATTTTACAAACCCTGAATCCGAATATCGGTACGTTCGTTGATTCTGATGGCAGAATCTGGACTTGGGACGGGGAATATCTTTACTCGTCTAATGCACGCTTTTATGGTGCGATCTTGAAAACAGAAGAAATACAGGAATGCAGGTTAAAACCTACAGATGGGGCAATCGTGAAAGTAACTGATGACAATCAGGTTAATGACAACACAGAATTTATAGATTGATATGGAAACAAGAACAATTAAATTTAATCAAAAAGTAAAACAGTCATGAAACACAAGTCATATTACGAACATCAGAGAGAAGAAAAAGAAAACGCAGTATCCACATTAAATGCCCTTAAAGCGCAAAAAGCAGATAAGGTATCAATATTCATACAAGACAAAGCCAATACCGTGTATACTGTCCATCGGAATAAATTGGAGCAAACAATTAACCGATTAAAAAAACGAGGAGAGATTATCAAACGTATTTTATAATTTACAACATAACTAATAGCCTCATAATCATTTCTTTCGTTTCAAAAGCAAATGATTATGGAACAAGTTGTAAATATAAAGATGTACAATCGCCTCTTTGGAAAGGAGCGAAAAAAAATTGATACAGTTTCAGAAAGAGAAAAAGAATGCAAAAGAGAAAGTGCCATTCTCCAAGAAGCCTATAACGCATGGGAGAGTTTGAGACCTTTTCGAAAAGAGACAGAGAGATATGCAATGTATACTTTTGGTGATCAATGGGGGGATAAAATTGACACTGAAGATGGAACCATTAAAGAATCCACATACATAAAGAATAGCGGGAAAATTCCGTTAAAAAACAATCGCATACGCTCTTTACTTCGTAGCGTATTAGGACAATTCTCTTCTTCCCAAACGGAACCCGTATGCGTTGCACGCGACCGCGACGAACAGAAATTAGGCGAAATGATGAGTGCCACAATCCAATATGGCTATCAAAAAAACAAACTATGGGAACTTGACAGGAGAAACCTCGAAGTATTCCTTATATCAGGCGCCGCATTTTTTCGAACAAGTTACGGTTGGAATGATGATTCAGCAATGATGGATGTATGGGTAGATTCAATTAACTATAACCGTGTATTCTTTGATTCCCACATGGAAGACTATCGCCATTGGGATTGTTCTATGATAGGGGAAATACACGACGTAACGCTTAATGACATCCTTGCTAAATTTGCGGACGGATCGAAAGAAAAAGCCTTGTATCTAAAGAACCTTTATCGATCGCAAAGCATGAGCGACTTTTCCAACAACCTTGAAAATTTGACAAACAGACGTTTCACGGAAATGGATTTTTTTATTCCGGATGATGTTTCAAGATGCAGGGTTATCGAAGTATGGAGAAAAGAGTCCAAAGAACGATTAAGGGTCCATGATAGGCTTACTGGAGAATGGTACAAAGTCGAAGTTGAAGAGGAATCGAACCTGAAAGCCATAAACAATCAACGCATCGCAGAACAGTCGGCTATGGGGGTAGCCGAAGAAGATATGCGCTTGTTGGAATACCAGTGGTTTGTTGACAACTATTGGTATTATCGTTTTCTTTCTCCATTCGGGGATGTTTTAAAAGAAGGAGAAACTCCATATTGGCATAAGTCCCACCCCTATTCTTTCAAATTATATCCTTTTTTCAATGGCGAAGTACACTCGTTTGTATCGGATTTCATAGATCAGCAACGGTACATAAACCGTCTTATCACGATGCAAGATTTCATAATGAGTGCCTCCGCGAAAGGTGTCCTCATGTTCCCTAAGGAGGCTTTACCAGAAGGTACTAAAATGGAAGACATCGCTAAACAATGGGTGTCTTACAATGGTGTGATATTATACGAAGCCAAACCCGGCGTTGCGGCCCCGCATCAAGTAATCGCCAACTCATCACAAACTGGAGTTTATGATATGCTTAGGATACAACTCCAACTACTTGAAGATGTATCCGGCGTTTCAGGTGCAATGCAGGGTAGGACGCCGGCATCCGGTACTCCAGCAGCTCTATATGCTCAACAGTCTCAGAACGCCGCAATAAGCCTGGTTGATATATTAGAATCCTACCGGCAATTAAGAGAGGATCGAGACACGAAAATGATGAAGTTGCAGCAGCAATTCTACACGGATTCAAGATATCTCAATATTGTCGGCGGAAACTACAGCGAAGAAGCAAAGATGTTTGATCCTGAAAAGGTTCGGAATATAGAATTTGACCTGTCTTTGACAGAAAGCACCTCGACGCCATCCTATCGGATGTTACAAAACGACCTGCTACTTCAATTGTTCCAAACAGGAGCTATTACGGTCGCAGAACTTCTTGAAAACGGAGCATTTCCTTTTGCAGACAAGTTGCTTCAAAGCATCAAATCCCGCGAACAGGAAATGCGCAAACAACAAAACGAGATGGCTCAACAACAAATGGCACAGCCTCAGGGCAGCGTAGTGCCAAGTGATATTATGAATCAGATTCAATCACAATCAAACCCCATGATACAATGACAAAAGTGACAATACCCCTATCCGGTATAAGCCGTAATACGGATGACTCCATTTCCCAGGACGGGCAGTGCATGGAACTCATCAATGCCCGTCCGCATAATGGTGCAATAGAACCTGTAGGGCAACCTATATTAGAGAAGCAATTTACAGAAGGGAAAACGCCCATTTACTTACACAAAAACGGCTCATATGAGCATGTGATCACCTATGATGAAAGTAACGGTTATTTGGTATATGATAGTGATCGTGTAAATGACAAATACGTAACAAAAAACCAACTGATTTATAATATATTAAATGTTAATCAATTACAGAACATAGGCAACACTCTTATTATCATTACGGCAGAAAGCATCCATTATGCGCTTTTTACTGGTGATTCATATAAATATTTAGGAGAACGGCCATCATTTCCCATTATCAATTTCGCATTGAATGCAAATGGCAGCTTGACTTATTCTTCAGAATGCCAGCTCCCAGAACCTATTGGAGCACCCCTTGTTGGCGGAAATTTAACTTTAGGCAATAACAGCTTTAGTGACTCCAATACAAACGCAGTGACCAATGCTTTGAATGGAGCTACTTCAAAACTAATTAGCGATGCAAATGAAGATGGATATTTCACATATCCTGTATTTGTCCGATATGCGTTAAGAATGTATGACGGATCATATATAGTCCATAGTGCCCCCATACTTTTATTAACCACCCGTGAACATAGTGTGTATTCTGTAATAAACAAAGACTCCGATATTATCTTTGACGCAGGCGAGTTTAAAAAATTCAACTACAGAATAATTGTTGATAAGTTCAAATTAGAATATCGTCCATTTACTACGGGACTTAGCGACTGGAATGATATCATTGCAGGCATTGACGTTTTTATCTCAAAGCCGATAACCACAGTCAATCTTGGAGAACCAATAGATAGTTTTTACGTTGAATCCGGGCCACTAATCACTATTGGTTTGAATTATAAAAATGAAGACGAGTTCAAAGAAGAATTGGCATCTACGTCCGTGTTTTACAGGATACACACATTCGACATAAAAGAAAATTATTCGGCAGGGGAGATTTTTAGGAACAACCTTCTAAACAATCTTGAACAGAAAGATACGTTGAGTGATGATAACTTTACCCATAACTCCATCACAGGAAGGGGATATGTCTACAATGCAAGATTGCATCTGTATTCTATCAGGGAAGTCCTTTACGGTGGTTATCCTTTGAACTTGTTCAACAATTATTACCCGGCTCTGTGGGGCGAGGGTTCAGAAGAAATACCGGCACTATCAGGCACGGCAACATGTCAGGTATTTATAAATACGGACGAAGGTGAAAAAATTGTATCTTCTTCTTCTTGGCTGGACAACAGAGGTCTGATTCCTTTTTTATGCTATCCGGACAGTAGAGCGACCAAGATGATAATCAGGATCTCGTCTAATGGACGGAAATATCAAAAGACTTTCCCGCTAAAAGCACATACGTTTCTCAATTTAGCTTACTATTTGGATCAGTTAACAGCTATAAAACTATCCGATATGAATGAGACTGTTACTACTGAGGCAGAAAACAATGCCACGGTTTACAGTTTGAATAAAATAAAAGTCTCGGAAGTAAATAATCCTTTTAACTTCCCAGCCAAACAGACCTATACGGTTTCCAACAGAGCTATAAAAGGAATGGCGACAGCTACAACTGCACTTTCAACCGGGCAGTTCGGGCAATTTCCTTTATATGTATTTACAGATGAAGGTATTTTCGCCATGTCCACTGGAACCGGCGATATTGCCTACGCAAATTCTTTTCCTGTAACTCGCGATATCTGCAACAATCCTGACTCCATCATATCAACAGATAACGCAGTTGTATTTTCTACCGAATCGGGACTTTACATTCTTTCGGGATCTACAGCAACAAAACTGTCTTCCAAAATAGAAGGTTATCTTCCCTCCTCTATTGATAGCTCTCCGATCATAAAGAAAGTGGCGAATGTAGCAGGATTTACAAATCATCTTTCATCCACCGAGTTTATTTACTATTTGAAAAATGCCCAAATAGGGTACAACTACGAAGACAAAGAAATTATTGTTGCTAATTCCGGATTCCCTTATTCATATGTGTATAACATGCAATCCGGTTATTGGTATAAAATATCAGTTTCTATTAGCAAATTCCTTAACTCATACCCGGAAAGCCTGGCAGTGCTTAGTGATCATGGCGTTTACAACATGCACAACGGGCATAGAACCGTTAATAAAATCCTTTTATTAACGCGACCTATCAAGTTTGGGGCCATTGTCCACAAAAGAATTTTACAGTCTGCTATACGAGGCGTGATCCACCCTTCCCAATCATTATTGTACTTCCGTGGCGAAACGGTCAAATTCCGTGACCAGGAAATATTAGCTTTTAGCAATTGTGGTTTTTACATTCTTGGAAGTAATGATGCTGAACATTTCGTTTTGTTGTCTGGTCGCGAAAAAATCGAGGACATAAGGGATCTTATTACCAAGATGAATAAAACAAAAGCCTACAAATATTTTATGTTCTGTATTTCAGGTGGCGTAAGAACAGATATTGCGCTAAGTTACATTGAGGCTCTTATTGATAGCACATATGAAAACAGATTGAGATAAAAAGAAAGCTGGAGACTATGAATCTCCAGCTTTCTTTTTAAAATCCTAATGGCAATACCGGCCTTACAATAGGCTTTGTCCTACGGATTAACCTGTTATTGATTTCTTTTCGCTTGTCGGTTGCAAGAGCTAAATAGTATTGTGCTTTGTCAGGAAAGGTTACTTGAAGCCAACGAGATATAACCTGATAAGCCAAGTAATATTTAAACGCCTCTGAAATTGTTCCTATCTGATTCATATCAAAAGTGTCTGGAACAAGCGCATCCACAGATGGATTATCACCAAGCCGAACGGAGGACAAATCAGAAAATACACCGCTTAATATCGACTCCTCTGCATTAAGATAGTGTTTAAAGATATCATCCTTATCACTTCCGGCCTGTATGTTAGCTGCTATTTCCGGATTATCTACAGAATCCTTCAATTCTTCACCTAAATAGAATAACTCCAATTTTGCAACTTCAAGAATAGCTGAATTATCCAATGAGAAAGATATACTTATCATGATTTTATGATTTAGTACGTGAACAAAACAAATTAGAAACACTCGCCATATCCGCGTCTGCCAACATAGTATAATGTTTAGAATCTTCTGGTAATCGGGAAATAAAAAACCAATCGGACAAAGTTTTGTTTGTTATATATCGTTCCACTGATTCCTCTATGGATTTGCGTATATCCGAACTGAAATTATTAGGAACATTAAATAAAATATTGTTACCGCTAACTACTGGTACATATTTCCGTTTACTCGCCACAATTGTACTGACAGCAGCATTGATGAGATCATCTATCAAGGTTGTCTCATCATCAGAGGCCATTATATTATCTACGTTTTCCCCCACATTCTTACTTGTATATCCTGTGATTAGTTTGATCGAGGAATATATAGATTGTTTGTTTATAGAAATTGCCAATTGCATAACACCTATAATTTTCTTCGAAGATAGCGTATCATAATAGTATCAAGATGTTGTAAAGTTACAAATTCCAATACAAAACCGACACGAGCCGACAGTAATCCATATACGGAAGGCTGTCGGCCATGTCGATTAAATAGTCTATGTAACCCTTGTCTTTCATTTGTCCATTGCGTCAATGTACCGCCAAATTTTTCCGTCGGGAGCATCGGCATCCATAAAGTAAAAATTGATGGCATCCTCAATAATCCTTTTATCAGCTTCGGGGCCGAACCATTCCGAGAATTTAACCTCTTTGTCGTGCCAATTGGCATTGAGGGCAACATGCACGTCCCAAATGTTGGTATTGCCCGGAATACTCATTCCTTTTATGGCACTTGCCACCTGCTCCATGTTCCAGTGTTCACCCTTGACCGTTTCACCCTTCGAATTTTTATGGTGCATCTTTGCCACGTCTTCACGGGCAAAGCATTCGTTGTAATGGGGACCGAAAAACACTTCATGCAAATCCCGCATGGCTTTGTCATAAGTGTCAGGGCTCTTTTCTTTCAAACAATTCATAGCGTCTTCCAACGCATAGATTGATTCCCACATTTTCTTTTCCGTTCCAAAGCCTTTTGATTGGTAGCTTTTTATTAATTCTTTATAGTTCATGATTTTATATTTAATCCGTAAATATTGATTTCAATTCCAAAAAGTCTTCCTCCGTTATGCGGATAGCATTCGTTTCGCCGAATATCAAGTTCATTAACCCGTTATCCGGCAATTCCACAAGAATAGAACCCGCCCCTATCGTTCCGCGTAAAAAGCCCTGCTCAAATCGGTAAGGCTTCATCGTTTTAAAGACGTTCATCATGTCATCGAAGAGTTCTTCCTTGTTGTAATTCCCGTTTTCATCCGTTACAAACAACATGAATCCCTCTATTTTTTCGGTAATATCCTTGTCTTTCTGGACCAGGATATTATGCACACCTCTCTTTAAGTATTTGGCCAAAGGCTTAAACGCTGTATTGGCAGACGCAAAAGTATCGATCCTCTCTTCTGCCCATATTTCGACAGAATTAACCAATCTGCTCTTTAGCTCCAGTGCTTGCTGTTTTAATTCCATAAGGCAAATCAATTGGATTGTTTCTTTTTCCCGCTATTTTTCAACTTCAGAAATTCAGCATAGGGCATATCTGCATATTTCGAAGTATATTCATTGAACAATGCGATGTTCTTATTAGCTTCTTCTGAAGCCGATTTCTTTACTTTCTTGCTGATCGACAGAAGATTTTCCAAAACCTCTTTGCCATCCTTAGTTTCTTCGACAATTGGTCGCATTATCTTCATGTATTCCCGGTTAAGGATGCCCATTAGTACATTTTGGGCTTTTTGATAATCCGGGTTATTGTTCAGGGCCTCAATTTCTATGTCCGACATATCCGTGACAATCTTGTCCATCTCATCCCATAACGGGGACTGGCTTGCATGTTTCTGCGTTTGAGGGTTAAGTGCCATTTGTTTTTGTGCCTGCACTTGATTCAGAGCCTCCTGTAACCTGCGTTCGTAGGCTTCTATTTCTGCACTTATGTTATTCGATGGCGGTCCTAATAATGGATCCCCGCCTCCAATGAATACATTATTTAATGCCATAATATTTTTTTGTTAGTGGTGATTAATAGGAAAGTGGTAAGCCCCGAAGGGCTACCACTAACTTTGCTTTTTACGCCTTGCTTTCGCCTTTACGGCTTTTACTGTGTCAGGCTGCATCTGTCTCGCTCTGCCGAAACCCGCAAGAACGATAGCTACCGTATCCGGTGACAACCGGTGTATTAGGCAGAACCAATTCACCCTTGATGTTACGGCAATCGAGACGGTTTGCATAATTGATCGAAGCCGTGAAAGCACGGTCAATTTCGCACTGGATCAACTTGTCTTGGTAAGGACGGATAGCCGCACCCACTGCAACCTCTTTTTCCAACTGGCTGATACGTGCATTCAGCACATCAAAGCCGTCACGTTGGGACTTATACAGGCCAAATGCTGCATTGTTCAGCTTTTCAGTCTGATAGTCATTGAGGTCACGCATGGACTTATACAGACCGAAATCTGCATCTACCTGAGCATGCCACAGGCTGAACTTTTCGGTGATATCCGTCTGGCGATGCTCGTAATCAGCCTGCATTCCCGATACTTTCAGTCCCCACATCGCATTTGTCAATGCAAGAGCTTCCTCACAACTTTTTTCCCATGCCATAAATGCAGTAGGAGCCGCTGTACCAGAACCGGAACCACCGTTCCCTCCTGATGTGGTGTTGATGTTAACGTTTTCCGGCATGTCAGACCCCCAATTTCCACCGAACAGGCCGCCACGATTACGGGACACAGCCAATGCTCCCAATGCAGTACCAATGATGCCAAGAGTCAAACCAGCATTGCCTACACCCTTAGAGGCATAATCTTTGCGCTCATCATCGTGTACAACTTCTTTTTCTTTAATTACTTTTTCCGCTTCCATATAACGAAATTTTTTGGTTATATCCGGGTTATCCCGGACACCACAAACATCGCCATAAGTGCATTGCTAATTAAATAGTTGTTTGCTAAGTCGTTGCGACTTTGTTGCTAATTATTTGACAGGCTTTTTCACTCTTCTACCAACTCATCCTTCACCCCGCTTAACACGCTGCGCAAATAGTAGCTCCTTTTTATCCGATCGGGATAGATGTTCTTTATCCGGTTAACAGCCTGCCGTGTCATTCCCGTAAGTATCGCTATGGTTCCATCGCTGTATTTGTGTTCTGTTAAGATAGCTATGACAATTCCCCGGCCGTCCACATTCTTTTCTTTGTTGCTCGATAGCAGCATTGCCGGATCAGTCCCTATCGCCCGGCAAACGGCCATCACCACTTTTTTGTAATAAATTTCCACCCGTTGCATAAACTTTTTTGATATTGGTTTGTTATACATACAGAGAGCCGGGCATAAAAAAGCACGGCCGAAAGATTTAGAGCCTTCCAGCCGTGCAACGCAATTTAAAAAACTACTTCCCAGGTCGTTTTTAAATTTTGGTTTGGAAGGCTTTCTTTTTCCTTCCATTTCGAAGCGATCCTCACGGACAGCCCCGGATTATGAACAAATAGCTTACTACTACCAAATCCTATAATAACCGCCTACCCCGACATACGGGGATAGCCCGTTTTTACCAATCCCGTAACCGGCAGTTATGCCGATCCCGAAACGGCAGGACGGCTGCTTTTGGGTTACGGACAATGTCTTTCGGAAAATATAGATGCTGTCAAGGGCAGGGTTGTATCCCGATACCCATGCGCGGTAATCATCCGTCTGGTATTCTTTTTGCGTGATCCGAATTGGGACAATTACGGGTTCCCGGACTGTGTCGCCCGCCAAAGTGATATAAACGGGGAACAGTTCCGGCACTTCCTGGATCACGGTTTCATAGACAGGATAAGGGATGCTGTCCCGGATCGTGTCACATATAACTAACGTGTCGTTTTTTCCGACAAGTCCGCTTCCTGCCTTATTCGTGTGCCGGCCAGCCCAAAAACAGAATGCACAGAGAGTCAAAAGTAATATGGCGTGCCAAGGCTTCATTGTCTACAGTTTTTCTTTTTATATCCGTATTTAGATACCGCCCGGATATAAAAAAGGCGGTGATCCTTGACTTTAATGGAGGGACACCGCCTTTTTTTATGTTATTTATTCATTTACTCTTTTTCTTCGCTCCGTATGGCGTGGTACTTTGCATTCCATCAATATGCTCAAATAATTGAGGTTCAACATTGGCCCACATAGGGTCTAAGATAAAATCAATACCTTCTCTTCTGGCAAGTTTGGAAGCAGGTACAAAGTCTGAATCACCAGAAAACAGTACAATCGTATCAACAAATCCTTTCAGTGCTAAAGACGATATATCAGTACCAATTTTCATATCAATGCCTTTTTGCTTCACGTCTAAATAGACATCCCCTTCAACCAGGTCTTCTAATTTCTTTTTACCAGACAGCAAATCTTTAACCGTATTTGGACGTATCATCCAATTATGGTTATCTTTCAAAGTCCCCATTCTCAATGCAACCTTTCTTTTCTTTTTCAAGGCATTTATTAAATCCATTTTGAATGAGTATTCCTCTGTTTTGCTGAAATCTATAGGATGTTTTGTAACAGGATTATGTGCTTTCTTGTCCAACGGATAACAATCATAGTAAAATATGCGATACAATGTATTCTTGCTTCCTACATGTTTCATAGCCATTGTGTATAACATCTCAGCTACTTCTTCTCCTGTTTTCTTTTTATCCTTATTATATAAGGAGTTAAACCTTTTGATGAAAAAACCTCCATCAATCAAAATCGCCACTTTTACAGGCGGATAATTACTTTCTTTCTTAGCCATAATAAAAAATAAAAGCTCAAGGGTTGGCACATCCATTATTCAATAGCGGCAATTACGGCGCTTTCGGATGTGCGTTGCCATGAGCATAATTCTGATGCAAATGTAGGCATTTTGCATAAAAAAACAACAAAAACGATGTTTTTTATGCACTTCTATGCTACATAACATAAAATTACAGTAGTCCCACCATGTCAAAGAACTCTTTGCCTTTTATACGTAGGCAACACGCATATCATAACAAATTCCACCCTTCAATAACATCCGCCATATCAGCCTCTCTTCCATTCTCTACCTTGCTCATCCCTGCAACGATACGGATCATCTGCTCACGCTCGAAGATCAGGTGATCGTCAGCGGGGATTCCTGCGTAATCAGACACAGCCTTTATGTACTTTTCCGTATGGTTTTCCTTCGGCGGTGCCCACCGGGTTATCATTTGGCGGATCGTCTCCAGGCGGTAAATCCGATAGTAGGTTAGCAGCGTCCGGAAAATGGCACGGTAGCCGTAAGCCATCGTTTTAAAGTACTTAAACTCCTTGTCCGGGCTTGGCCTTACTTCGCCCTGAAACAGGTCGCTGTTGATCCGGATATTCCCCGGATTGTTGTTTCTAAGGCCACGCGGCAGTTCTTTATTATTCATCTTCATATCTTACTCGTTATTTAACCTGTGATAAAAATCAATCTTGATATCGTCATAAACCGACGACACGTTTGTATAGGCGCGGTTGTCATTGGGGCCGCTCTCATTGTATATCTCACTCTCCACGACCAAAGCGACCTTTTCCACCCATTCAGGGGACGTGTAAGTTGACAATTTCTTACCTCTGTAGGTGAAACTATCGAAACGGCTGTTCCTATCCTCATATATGTTGTGCAATAATCCCCGGATTTTCTTTGCCGTCGCTTCATGGTCAATGATATGGTTTTCTTTTCTGACTCGCTTTATCATCTCGCAAACATGGTATTTTGCCAAGTCAAAATAAGCCCCGGAGATGTTCTTGATACGGAGTTGAGTTTCCGGCCGCAATCCTTCCGTCATTGAGGCCAACATCGAGTTTTGCGCCCTTGTCTCCTCCAGCAGTTCGAGCATCGTGCCTTTGTTATCTTTGATGATCGTGTTAATGATGGATTTAAACCACTTAAAGCAGGCTATCATAAGCCCGGCGGACAAAATAAGAAAAAAGGCGGCAGTAATTGCCATCATCCCAAAATCACTAATTCCTTTTGCAGTCGTTACCGCTTCTTCTATACCCATGTTTTCAATCTTTTTTTAAAGAGGCGGCTACGGAACCGCCCCTCTCTCTTTGATAACCTAAACTTAATTTGTCTCTTTTGTCTTGAATAAAGCCCCGATAGCCTTAACAACGTCGTAAAAGCCGCAACCGGACAAACCGGCGGCTACACCGTATATCAATACCTGCCACCATACATAGCCGTCAAGTAGCGGTGTCAACTGTAGTGCCCATGATACCATGCAGACGATCACGCCGACGGCAACCGATACGCCGATCTTTGCCAGCTTGTGCAATGAGATAGCCGGGATACGCTTTGCAATCTGCGTGACCAAAGAGGACGTGAGGGCGACAATGCCGGTAAACGTGCCTAAGTCGATTACAAAAGAGGTCGTAGGATCGGTTACGATACCCTGTGCGCAAATGTTACCTGTCACCAATGTGATCATGCACATGATGTAAAATAAAATCTTTTTCATTTGTTGCTACGGTTACCTGTACACCGTAAGGTTCTAAAGGTTTAATTATACAAGTTCGACATAAAGCCCAACTAATGCGGATAAATCTTGTACGAGTGGAATGCCGCTATCTCTCGTACACTTGTACGTTACACCGTTCTGCCGGTAATATTTTCCCTCAAACAGCTCCATTGGTGTAATATAAGGGACTGGATCATCAATTGTGCCGGCGTGCTCTTCGTCCACCACTTTCCACAGACTCGCGGTTGATGTTCCGGGTCGCCAGTTTTCCTGCGTGGTGTGGCCCTGGATACATTCCCACAGGGTATCGTCAACCCTGTAACGTTCTCCGACCTTGACATCAATTCCGACCTTCCATTCCGGGTAAAAATTCTTCAGTTCCAATGCCACAACATTTGGTAGCGAAGCCTGTTGTATCGTGCTCCGGACAAAAGTGTAAACAGCCGTCACGGGCATATTGTCTAACTTGCGCCCATCTTGCGACACGATCCCAATATTATCCAGTTCTCGCTTTACCCAGCTGATAAAATCATCGTGTTCCTTTACTTCTTCATCCTCCGGATTTTCTCTGAACTTACGGCCAAGAGAAGCGGCAAAACTTGCCACGTCCATATCATCCATCAACCCGTATGCAGCCATTTCGGCGGCATTTATGGCCTTTGCCCTTGTGACAGGTTTTTCTACGCGAACGGGAAATGCAAGACATACATTTACCACACCATCATTACCGTCGTCTCTTACACCTTCTTTGTGCCCGATATAAAGCAGTATTGCCCCGCCAAGATCGAGCGAAACACATTTACCGTCTTGCCACTGCGTTTTTCCTTCATTATCGTCCGTGGCTTTTGTTAGCGGTACTTCGACATAATCAATGTTTTTCATCATGCTATGTATTTTAATTGGTTTGTACTTCCTTTAAAAATATATCCGCATTGGCTTTCAATCTCCACTTCTTCCAACGGAAGCAGTTCTTTCTTCCCAAATTCCAATTCACATGCTAAAAGGAATTGGATAATCCCCTGGTAATTTCCGTGAAATTCGCGGGCTTCAATCTTGCCCGTGCGCTGTCCGTCTACCACCTCGTCGAATCCAATAAGGCACTTGATCCAATTTGGTTGTTTCTGGGCATTTGTCCTTATCTCGTAATCATAGATAGATATCTGGATTCCGACCAAATCCCTGATTTCGATATTGCGGGCATCCATAGACCTATCTATTCTTATTTTACTTGTTAAGTCTTTTAATTTCATCTTGTTTTCTATTTTTGACATTAAGTTAAAAGCATCTATGTGCTTCATAAGCCCATAATAAGACGCCCAACTTTCGACGGTCCTGCATCTTTTAGCACGGGCCACCGTCGCGTTTCGTAATCTCACATAGCCTTTATCGTGCTCCGACCTGCCTCTGTTGTTGCGGTGAAATACGTATCCACAAAAGTCTACCGGACTATCAAGATGTACTACAGTTGCAGTATGACGTTTAGAGCGTATGCCAAGCATATACCACCAATAGTTTTTAATCCGCCATTTCGCTGCCTGAGCTTCTTCGCGGGTTTGAAACGCCACCAAAACATCATCAGCATAACGGATTGCGAACGGGGCCATTTCTCCCACAAAATAGTCAAACCCCAACATAACGATATGATGAACCATCGGACTTGTAGGCGTACCTATTGGCAGCTTGCCTTTGACAAAAGAAACAGATACCGCAAAATCAATAAAAGCAGGATCAAAAACCAACCTCCTCATTGATCGGCGAAAAACTTTGGGTTTAATATGCTCGTAACACTTCCGCTGGTCTATTACCAACGCCCATTTCAAGTCAAGCTGGTCGTAAAATAGGCTTTTCAACCTATGGATAACAGACTTTCTTTTATTTTTCGACGTCGGACCGCAACCTTTCTTGCAATTCAGACCTATACCATTATCCTTAGAGTAATAGATGGGTTCTATTAGCTCCAAAAACAGATGTTGGTAGATACGTGTGACAAGCGTCGGGCTATCTATTTTCCTTTCTTTCCCATTCGGATTTGTCTTTTGGAGTTCACGATATGACAATACACTTTTATAACTACCGTCAATAAGCATATTGTAAAGCTCGTTACATTTCACGTCAAAATCGCCCAAAAACCTCAAAACTTCCGTTTCTCCGGTATGGCCTTCAAACGCTCTTTCGGCAGCTCTTTTAATCGTATCTATATTAATAGATGCAAATATGTCCGTCGCTCTTTTCATTCAATGTCTGTTAAACATTTTTTTGTTAGTAACTCTATGCCCAAGCAAGTTTGGGCATTAAAGCGGTCGCTTGTTTGACCGCCACGTATCTCTTTATTCCGATATCTCACGAGACACAGAAAGCTTTCATACGCTTGTCTTATACTTTCTTCGGCACTCCTGGCCACGGACAGAAAGGGATCGTCTATTTTTTATTCCCTACTTTGGCAGACCCGGCATTATAGCGATAGGCATTCAACACGGTGTTATTAGCATTCAGAATCCGTGGCGAACAATTGCCATAAGTAGCATTGCCGCGAAAACGCGCAGCCGGCTTCCTGTCCGTTATTTCAACCTCCCTTCCCGATTTCAGAGGTTTCGGTCTCTGTGCCGAACTTGTCCGGGGACGGAAGGGTTTTCATGTCTTCTGACCGGGGCTTGCAGCCCCTTTATTCCGCCTGCGGCGGGGCTGCGCCCTATATCAAAACTTGGGCAGACCCGGCAATAGAGAGAGAGGCATACAACACGGGGTGAAAAGCATACAGAAACCGTGGCGAACAATAGCCAAAAGAAGCATAGCCGCGAAAACGCGCAGCCACCCGAATTCTTGCGTCCAGCACTGAACCCCAATAATTATTATCGTAATGGTAATAACATTGTCCTGTTAGCAGGCTTCCGCCCTTCTCCGTTTTCCATCCGGTATATGGTGCTCTGGTTTTCGTATACGAATCACCAAGATTCATATATTCCCCGATTAAGGGATATGCAGATTCAAAATCAAAAACCCCAAAATTGTTTTTCGTGACTGTTGATTCTTTCAACCACTTCGTTTGATCCGGCTCCGTATATAACTTAAACTTATTTCCGGCACGATTTACCGTCGGATCATTAACAATCGTTCCAACCTGCTCATAGCCACCACCACAATACATGAAAACATCACCACAAAGAGACACCCCGCCATAAAGAGAAAAACGAAGCACGATCTCCATATCCCATGAAACAAGTTCGCCCAAAGCGTTATAAGCATCGAATGTTTGGGACATGGTTTTGAATACCTTTACATTCATCCCGTCCAACCCGTCGGTATTTGGCACGCTCTTATACCAATAAGTGCTACCGTAAAAATCAAATTCCGCACCTTCTGCCACATTCGTTTCTTTGGCAAAAGATGCTGCCATTTGACTTTCAAGACATTGTTCCTTTGGTGACCCCGTATTAACTAAAGATGAAAATGATACACTCCCGCCAGAATCATTATAATAAATATCACCATTGCTTTGATCCCATAAAGCGTATGTCCAGATTTTATTCGGGCTTAATTTGTATCGGATACCGCCATTGCTCTTCCAAGTAGATTCATCGCTGCAACCATCATTCGAAGAGATGCCGGAACCAAACATGCTGCCTGTGTGCAAATTCTTCCGTCCGTAATAAATTTCTTGGCTTGTTATATACGCGTTAAGAGCATGAAAACCGCCTTCGGCAAACGGGTAAGGCTTATCCGGATCAGCATTATTAGCCCGACTCCAAACCATATCATTAATTTGCTGCATGTCGCCAACACGTGGATACGTCCGTCCGTTTTTAAACATAGTGCAAAATCCGCCATTACCCTGGTAGCCTTTACAGTTATTATCTCCTGCTTCATAAACATAAAAGAAACATCGGGCTTTATTACCTATTGTGATAACCGGACAAGGCATAAATGCTGTAGGGGCAAGCGGATAGGCAGATACGTCTATTCCATCCCATATAGTAGCCTTGGCAAACAGTCCAGCCCACATCTTACCGGACTTGCCTACCACATTATCCAACAGATAGACAGTTCGATCCCTGCCTATCCCAATTGAATATTTAGTTTCGGTTGTTTCCCAAGGACGTAAAACCCTAACCTCTTCACCTTCGACATTATACAACTTGGCCATACCATGTTCGGTATAAAAAGACGTTGCGTCGAAGGATCCTGCATCACAGTATTTCTGTGTATGCCCAGCATCCAAATACAGCTCAACATCACATTCGGCCCTCATTGCTTCAGTAATACCCACAGTTGGAGCAAAAGAACCATCCTGAAAACGAAGCAAATTACCACGTTGTAATTTACCTACAGGCGTGGTTTTTGTCCCTGCGTTATCCGTCGTGTCTATCAGATAAAAATTCCAGTCGTTTGCAAAATCCTTGTTGCCATTAAATGCGACCGCGTTCGGATCGAGGTTCTCCGGGTCCCACCCAGCAACAAAGTAGTCGTATGAGTTCATCAACTTTAATGTCTCAACATCTTGCTCAATACCCGGAATAGCTGCCAATGATGCGTTAAACTCATCCTCTGTACCCGTATATCCTTTTTCTTTTGCCGCCTGATAAGCAGACTTTCCGTCATCGCCCTTCTGCCCTTTCAACAGGGATGATTTCGCAACGCTGCTCTTTCCGCCTTTTGCGAACGGTATCAGCTCGTCCCCACTGAGCGTCGTTGCGACCTCAAGCTGTGAGATTTTCTTTCCTTGTATGTCTATCGTTGCCATATATAAAATAGTTTAATAGGTTTCTAATTGTAGCGGTGTACCGTCTTCTGTGAGCATCGGAACGCCGTCTTCTGTTAGTATTGCTCCCAAAAGCCGATATGTGTCTTCTGACGGCTTAGGCCCAACCGCGCGTTTTACGTACCCCGGTGGGATAGTATTCAGGCACAAACGGTTCAATCGTACCTTATTTAGTTCTATTTTGTTCAAACCGATCATGACTGATATGCGATTTTACAGGTTGTAACTTCCGCCCCGCTTTCAATCCGAATGTGCATACCTTCAGGGACGTTTGGGACTTCAAAGTCCAGTTTTGCCATCAATGGCCATGCCGGCGGTAGCGGGACGGGTACAAAGTCCTCACCTGTCAACGACTGCTGCATACTGAGCGTTCCGGGTAACGCACCATACGCGCCCGGAACATTCGCCCGTGTGATTTTGATATTAAACGGGCCTGCTGCTTCAAACTCGCAAACCCACAAATCACCTTCTTTGTTAAAAGTCAAATCCTGCAAATCCATATCACTTTACCATTTTATCGTACAACACTGCCAATGCACCGGCCGGCACATCCTTGTTAGCATCTAAGAGCTTGTCAAAAGCGGATCCAGTGAGAGTTTCGAGTGTTACCTCTACAGGTTCGTCATTTAAACCACCGTGAAAGCATTTCTTTTCATCGTCGTAAAAGCCCACCTGAAAGATTCTCATACTTCGGTTCAATTCTTCGTGCATCCGGTTAAATGATGCAATTTCTGCATCCGAAACGGTCCGGTTTCCACCGGCTGCCACCGCTTCGTTGCTTTCGAGCATTTTCATCACTAACTCATCATAACCGTCTGATTTGAGCCGTTCTTTTGCAAGTTCTATGTCGTTATTATACTTGTCTGCCACCTCCCGCAATGCGCGAAGGTTCTTGATTATTTTCAGCCGGTCGACTGTGTTCAGACCGGAGAGCTTCAAATCTTTCAGGACGGCAAATAGTTCTACTGCATCAATTGTTCTCATTTTCAAGCCTCCTCAATCGTTTGATTGTTTATTGCCTGTACCATCTCGTCAAGCAGCTCCGAAATATCGGTGCGGTACTGCACGTATGCGATATCATTGATGTTAATTCCTAACATGGAGTAATTACCGATATACGTCACCCCGTCAATCAGTCTTGCATCACCGTTGACAGACATAACTTGGCCTGTGTTCGTGTTGATTTCCACCTGGCCGGTGAGCGTTATCTGCTCGTTTCCATAGACCACGTCTGCTATTGTCCTTTTGTTGCTAATCTGTTTCATATTCTTTGTCTTTTTATGGTTGTTATCTTATTCTTTTCCTCCCGAATCTGTCATTACGCCGCTTTTGACTTGCAGCTTATTGTCGGCATATACTTGTACAAATAGCGCACGCCCTTGATAGGCAGATGGTATGGACATCGTACCATTCCAGCTGTATGTTTCCTCTTCTCCGATATACCTTTGAGTGTCAAGAGATACGGCATTTATAAAGCTCGTGCCATTCAGAGATGTGTGTAATTGGATAGCTATGTTTGACGCGGAACCACCCACATACACGTCACCGATAGAACTCATGGTGACCTTATACGACACGCTTGTTCCCGCACTGTTAAGTATGGCGGTAACAGTAAAAAAGTACTTCTTGCTACCGGCCGGTTCTTCGCCTGTCAGATACCATTTGTACGGATTAGGATTAAACCTGTCCGATACAATGGCAAAAAACATGTCATCGGCACTTGACGTATGGACTCCGCCTATCGTTTTCTGCACATTGGTGTAAAAGTCATAGCAGGTGATTTCGCCGGTATTCCAGTAGGCTTTTTTAGGGATGTTGGCCCAATCTATTTCATCCGTGCACCAAACCTTGTCACCGTTGGCGTTGATCATATATATCCCTCTGTACAAAGTCACCTCGTTGCCGCTTTCATCCGTCAAGTGGTACAGGTCGTTTTTGCCCAAAGTCGTATTGTCGCCTTGGTTCTCGATGTTGATCAACATCGTTGTAGCATTTCCCGCGTTGTCGATATCACGCACGCCCATCGGCATGACAGGTATAGGCGCATCCGTATTGTAATTTCTAAAATCGCCCAATCTATAAGGGGACTTTAAACCTCCGATAGGCCTGTTATAAGTGTGCGTGCCGTTTTCGTCAATCAGGTTTACGAGCTGATCTACTGTACTTGCAGAGGTTATCGTCAACCCGTAATTTATATTTTTCAGTATGGTCGCATTGATTTCGATTCCATCATAGTTGACGGGCTTCCATTTGGAAAACTGGTTAATCTTGCTGCTTGTGCATAGCGTAGACAGCCGGGTATCCAGCTTGCCGTTTACCACCTCACCTAATGTGCGGGCTACATGGTAAAATTGCCCTACAGATTTCGACGGAAATATCATGCTGCAACCCCTCCTTTCAAATCCTCTATTTCCTTTTGCAAACGGATCACCGTATCTTGCAGATGCTTTATTTGCTGATCTTTTGTTAGCTCCCAGTGCTGCCGGGAACGAACGATATTGTCAAGGGCTGTATGTTTGCGATACAGCTCTTGAATACCCCTTATTGCCAAAGCTGACATACTTGAATAATCCATCGAATAATATCCGTCCGGTTCTGTAAATACAAATTCCGGGAAATATTGAACAACCTGCTGTGCCGACATACCGATTCGCACAGTGGCCTCTGGATCATTTTTGTAAGCATACCGAAATACGGATAAAACCATCATCCCGGAAAGCACATCATCAAGGTCGCCTAATAAGTTTTTTCTCCTCATGTCTGATCCTTGAACTAATGAGCCTTTAATCCACATATTGCCTGTACTCCCATATGAAAAGTAAGCCCTTAATTCGTTGTTGTAGTAAAAACAAAAATCGTTTGAAGGGACTGTGACTTTCCAATACGAACCGAACCACATATAAGGGCTGGAACCCGATAGGGATATACCAGGACTTGATTTGCTGATAGTTAGATTATTCGTAATAGTTCCCCCGTTCCAGCTGCCCGATCCGCCCGAAATAGTGGCTGTCCTTGTTTGCCCCGCCACGGTAATGCTTAGCGTGCTGCCACTGTACGACATCGCGCTAAAAAGCGATGATGCGGTGCAGGCGGTAATGCTGCCACTGCTCATATACACCGGCAGCGATGCTGATCCCACCGTGGCCGAACAAGCCGTAATAGTACCGGACGACATATATACAGGCTTTGACGTACCACCGACGGTCGAACTGCACGCCGTAGGCGTACCGCTTGACAGGTAGATAGGTTTGGCCGTACCACCGACGGTACTCGTGCCGACCTTGTTAGGCACGTAAAATGTCGTCTTGCTCCCGTCTATGGTTATCGCGCCTATGCTCGTGCCACTCGTATAGGATGCGGATGCGCTGACCGTGCTACCGCCACCAGCCGCGTAAATTTGGCCGGACGAATTGACCTTTATTGTCGTGCCGTCGATCTTTACTAACCCGTACATGTCGGTCGTGGCGATTGCTATAAGGTCGTCTGCGTCAGAGGTGGCGAAGGCTATAACGTCTTTTGACGCTTTGACTGTGCCGCCATCAAAAACGACCATGTTGGGACTCGAATTGCGCCCCATGATTGCAAAAGCCAAACTGCTTTGGATAATGCCGCTAAGCGCACTGCCAAGGTACGTACCTGACGTACCTGCCAATTGTGCCCAGCCGACGGAGTTCGTCACACGGTAATACGGAAAAGTACTGCCCGTGTACATATTGACATTGCCGGTAAACGTGCCCCCGGCTTTAGGCATGTATATGGTAAGGTCAGGCGTACCGCTAAGCTCGCTGTAGGCAATGGTGTAAAATGTCCCGTTACCGGCTAAGTACTTGGTACTGCTGCCCGATCCGGTAAGTGTGGTGAAATTGCCGTTGCCGTCCTTGATAAATCCCGCACCGTTGGTGAGCTGGTTTGTGTTGTTCGGGATCGACAAGGTTTTTGCCGCACTACCGTCGTAAGTCCCGGTACTGTAGCCGTTCCAGGACAGGGCATAGGGATTTTTTAGAGACGTAGGTATTTGAGAGGCCAAAGCAAAGGTGTTGCCTTTTACATATGTCAGCGTCTTTGTGCTCTCGTCGTATGTTAGTGACGTTACGGCATTACCCGTGCCAGATGATGTTATCTGGCTGATTCCGCTGCCACCGCCCGCGTATGACGGATCGATGCTTATGTATCCGTCGGCATCAACTATGACACCGCCACCGGACTTTACGCCGACAAGGCCGAGTTGGGATGCAGTGGCGACGGGGATACCAAGATTCCCCTCCTGTCCACTTGCAAAGGCGATAATATCCTTCTTAGATAGGACATTTTCGCTAAATGTTTTCGTGCCGTTAACCGTCTGGTCAGTGGTCAAATCAACGTAATTGTCAAAATTTCTTTCCAATTTTCCGATAGCCGAAATAATGGTATCAGTTTCGGTTATCGGAGTATAAGCACCCAAAATAGCATATCCCGTAAGTGGAGAGGACAGCTTTATATACCCCTGTTCTGTCAGGTAATCGGAAGTTATATAATTGTTGTTGGTAAGGTACTGTTTTAATTGTTCTTCATCAATTCCTCCAGTATTACCCAAAATGCTGGGATCGACCTTCATATATCCATCACTGTCAATTATGAGGCCGCCTCCAGGCGTCACCCCAATCAAGCCGACTTGACTATACGAAGCAATGGGAAGGCTATTTTCATCAGGATCTCCTATGCCATAAGCTATGACATCCCCTTTCGAAATGGCGGTGTAATCCGTACGGATATACTCCTTGCCTTTCTCCAAGGGTTCACCGGCTGCATTGGTCGTGACAAGAATCCAGTGCCCAGCAACCTTGCTTATTTCGCTCAGAACTCTAAGAGCGGTAAATGCATTTTCATCAGAAGGAAGGGTTTGGTCGTTTAATTTGATATGGTATATGCCATCTCCACCACCGATATTTCCCGATACCGGAGTTTTAATGCCTGCTATAAATTCAGGCTTAACTTTTAATATGAGACTATCGCCAATAACCTCATAAGTTATATCGCCTCTATTTTCATCTAAAGTCCAACGCATTACTCTTTGGGAATCATTGTTAAAGCTATAGATTTCATTTTCTCGCTAATATCAGGCATTTCAAATATATCGTAAACCAATCCAGCGCACATATAGCATACAGAAGGATGTAAAACAGCCTTTAGTTGTCCCAATCCGCTTCCTGTAGTATCTGGCTCGACTGATTTTACATAATGGAAAAAAGATAATGAACCTGAAGGGAAACATTCCAATGCAGGTCCATTACCATCATAAGACAAAGCACAACAAGGTTTATTTATACCCGACCGCGTTACGGGGTTGTGCTGAATCTTGCATTCTTCACTACCTTCTGCAAATGCAAAAAATACAGTTCTTTTCCATTCCTTTAATTTTATGGCGACTAACCTTAAAAAATCAGATGGTAAAGAAATGACACCTATTCCGTCTGTGCTATTAACCGTTACAGAAGCAGACGTAGCATTAAGGTATTTAAGAGGCGAAGACAGCATAATTATATTCGCCGCATCAGGAATACACGACTCGATATAATCATCCAACTTAACAGTATCTTCGCTTAGAAGGGTTAAGGATTCATCCTTTCCGGCCTCATTCATAATAACCCTTACTTTATCCTTTATACCTTGTAATGTCATTGTAATTTCAGCTATTTCAGATTTGGAAATTCAACCCCTGCCTTTTTTGCGCTATTCATAATAGCATCGGGGGTATTAAGATCCTTGAGATCCATATCATAGTCTTTCGCCAATAATTCTGACGCATCTTGCCAATCAGTTATCTCGCTATAGACTTTTGATTTAATTTTACTATCCTGTGGTTCCGCTTCCGTTTTTACCGTTTCCGATAACGTAAACAGTTTACCAAAGCATGGGAGAGCTTCTAATGCTTTCTGATGTTTTTTATCACCCGTACGATATGTAAAACGTTCATCATTAAAGTCTGCATAACTAACAATCTTACCGTCCACTACAATAGGGACGGTAAGAAAATTTGAAGCCTTATAAATCTTTATCATGGTAATAATGTTTTATGCGGCCACTGGCACTACTCTCACGTGTGCATCCGGATTCTGTAAAACAAGACCTGATATTTCAGAAATAGTGCGTGCATCTACGTCTTTGCTTCCTGCTTTACGCAAATCCAAGTCCCGTGTTTTAAGTTCATATACAGATATCTTGCGCAAATAGTTTGCGTCAAAAATAAGTCCCTTGTCTGCAAATCCCATTTCGTCCAACGATTCATCGTGTACGCACCAAAGAGTGCCGAAGTTAGTTGAAATCTCCTTGAATTTAATGCCGTATTTGGTTACAATCTTATCATCATTAATAACACGGTCACGCTTGATTTTACTAAGGTTGGCCATCAAATCCGACCCCATAATAAAGATTTTGATTTTATTTCCGGCATTACCTGTGAACGCCTTTTTGGTCAAATCCACAAGCATGTTTTCTGTGATTTGGGTGTCTGACGATGATGTTCCATAAGCAAAGGTTTTTCCAGCCTGCCACCAAATACCCTGTGTCAAATAAACTTCCCTATTGGTTTTATCGTAAATAATACGACGGGAACCCAACCAGAAAGATTTATTCATACCTCGTTTCATGTCGAAAATAGCCTCTTCTTCGAGGTCGCTAAACGTCCAATCAGCTTCCTTGTCGGATATCTTTTGCAATGTTGATTCTTCAATCTGTGCTCGGAATATCTGCAAATACTGAGTCTTTTTCGTCGGCACGCATGCGTACGTTGTTGTCTGCATGTCGATTTCATTATGGGCTCGACCGGCACGAATAAGAACCGTGTCAGCTGCTAATGCAGGAACGCTATTAGCCGTATCACCAATTGTCTTACCATTAACCGGGGTGACAACCAACTTGCCATCTTCCGTTTTATCAAGAATATACAATACCAAAAATTCCTCCGACGCGATTCCGGCTTCCGTATAACCTTTTACAGAAGGTACAATTACCGTTTCATATTTGGAGAAAATGCCATTATTTGTTGTATCCAAAGTTGCCTGTGTACTACCGTTAGGTGAAGGTTCGTCATATTTTGTCTTCAACTTGGCGGTAACCGGTAAAGTATCAGTACTGTAATATTGGTGAATTTGGCTCTTTGAACTTCTTCTGGTCACGTACCTGGATATTTGCTCCAAAGGGTTACCCATCGGACGGATTTTAACAACCCGTCTCTCAATGTCATTCAAGTCGAGGTCTTCTGAATTTTCACGGGAAAATTGAGTTGTCACCTCAGTACCCGTTTCGACTACACCGCCTGTTGAGCCGGCTACAGTTTCGGCTCCCATCGCTCCAGCGTCAACCACCCCTAACAGCGAACAAAAAATCATGACTAATAGCATGATAAAACTTCCATCCTTAAAAAATCGTTTCATAACGTTTGAAATGTTTATAAATTAATGATTATGAGTAAAAATCTCGTTTGCGAGGAATGCGAGGTGCTGCTTTTTCGGATTTTCCTCCGGAATCAAGTTTTGGTATGCCGTCCCCTAATCGAGTTTTCAAAGTGTCATCGATTTTCTGGTTACGTCCTTCTATAACTCCAGCATCGGCAGCGTCTTGAATATCTTTTTCATAGTTCAATCCTTTATACATTATTTCCATAAAAGATTTATCTATTTTACCCATCAACGCATTCTCTATTACAGAATAACATCCTCCTATGAATTTTTCAAATTCTTCATCGGACATAGACTTTTCAGTCTTGAAATTCGCCATATCCTCCGCAGAAGCATTCATGTTTTGCTCTTGTTCTTCACGCAACTTGTTGCTTTCCGCTACGCGGTTCAAATATTCTTGGTTGGCCTCATTAAGCTCTGCCATCTTCGCTTCATCCCCGGACATATCCAAAATGTCTTTTCCGAAATATCTTGCAAATGATGCAGGAACCGACTTGCCACCTACAGCGTCCGACATAAATGCTGCAAAACGTGGATCTCGGCTGAACAAATCTTTCAGCTTTCCATCATTTTCCTTGTATTTATTCATCTGTTCCTGCGTATCATCGTCATATTTTTCAAATGCAGCATAACGAATCTCCGGATCTTCATTGTCAAAATCAACATCCGGCATACGCTCTTTCATGCGAGACAGAAAACTTTCTCTCTTGCTTTTTTTCTCATTTTCTTCTGCCATATTGTTAATGCTTAAAATTTATGTATAATCATATGTTCACTTGACGAAGAAAATATATGAAAGCGATATAGTTATGTTGTAAATTAACAAAGTAATTGCTTTTACGGTATTTTTTTTATATCCTCGTAAAAGGTTGTTTAGGTTATCGTTATGAAATTAGACTTTAAAGAGGATAGAGACAATGATTTTCTTGAATCCTACGTTTCGGTAATTAAAAGATATAACGGGAAAGCTCCGTATCAAAAACGAGACACCCTATTGTCTGAAACTATACTTAGTCCCGCTAAGCGTTTTTACGTTTCAGAAGAGCAGGCTTTAAGAATCGTATCACGCATGTTACGTGGCCGTGTTGTGACTTTCAAAAATTCCTTGAAAAAACTGATGTATGAAGAAATTTTGATCCGTGTAAAGAAAGAACTCCGGAATGGCGAAAAATCATTAACACTTATAATAAGCAAAGTTATAAATCAAGAAGCCCCTCGTTTCTACATTGACCTAAAATCAGCACGGATTCTATACTACAAACTTCTAAATCGATAAGAATGAAATACATCGTAATATCTATATTGATAATTGTCCACATATATGCTGGAGTTGAATTAGGATATGGACCAGGCAGTCCACTATGGACGCATCTGACTTATCAGTTTCAGCATACTGGATGGATGCATTTAATCGTAAATAGTATTACGTTTGTTTCTTTCTTTGATGTCTTAAAAAAGGCCTTTTCGGAATATCAGATTATTCTTTACGGATATATCGGATCTGTTTTTGCTTCTTTCCCCATAGTATATGAACTTCCAACGGTAGGAGCATCCGGAATAGTATATACGCTTGCCGGATTGTTCATATCAACAAGCCTTATAGGTTCCAAACTCCATATCATAAACAAACACAAATTCACTGCCTTTATTTTATGCGTGTTTATATCATTTATATTCTCATGGCTAAAAGGCGGTATAAATATCGTATGTCACATATTGAGTTTGATCTACGGAATAATAATAGGACTTATAGACAACGAATTGTCTTATGAGGGATATTGAAAAGACCATAGAAGAAAATCAAAGAAGGCTCGATTATATCAACCGGGTATACGATCCTGAAACAGGAGAAGGCAGTGACACTTTCCCCCGTTTCAAGCTATGCATCAAGGATCATCCGCTACCAATACAATACATTCCCGAAGAGATGTATAACAAAGAACCTATTTGTAAAAGGTTACAAAGAACAGGCTCTATCAAGGATTATTTTAAAAAAGAAGGTATCCCTTATTCAAAAAGAAGGCTTCAGGAATTTTTAATTGAATTTTTTAAGATAAGAATCATATATGATTTTGAGTATTTTGCCTATGTATGCCTTACCATTGAGGACGGTAAAAACGGGCTGGGCGATATTCCGTTTAAACTTAACAGAGGGCAAAGAAGGCTTTTGAAAAAGTTGGAAGAGCAGCGAATCGCAGGGAAGCCGATCCGAATCATACTGCTCAAATCCAGGCAATGGGGCGGAAGTACATTGGTACAGTTATATATGTTGTGGATTCAATTGGTTCACAAGGAAAAATGGCATAGCATAATTTGTGCCCATCTTGATCAAGCGGCAAAACATATTCGCGGAATGTTCCAGCGGGCACTTACTCGATATCCATGCTTGTCGGCCGACAAATACGAGCTTACGCCATACCAGAACACCCAGAACATAAAAGAAGTAAAAGCGCGTGGATGCCGTATTACCGTAGGTTCAGCCGAATCTCCGGATTCCGTCCGGTCTCAGACGGCTTTCATGATCCACTATTCAGAGGTCGGGCTATTTCCTGCAACCGAAGGGAAAAAGCCCGAAGACCTTATCGGAGCAACCAGTAGCGTAGTAAAACGAATCCCTTATTCCTTGATTGTGTATGAAAGCACGGCAAAAGGTATTGGTAACTTTTTTCATACGCAATGGTTAAACGCTACCGATCCTGAGAAAAAATCCGCTTTTGTCCCTGTGTTTGTGGAATGGTTTCTGATTGACATGTATTCAGAACCATTATCCATACCAGCTGAAGAGTTTATTAATAGCCTGACCGAATACGAATGGATGCTCTTCGATAAAGGAGCCACGCTTGAAGCGATAAATTGGTATCGTGGAAAAAGCGGAGAAGCAGCGAGTGAGTCAAGCATGAAAGAGGAATTTCCTTCCGATGATATTGAAGCGTTCCAAAATTCAGGCCAAGCAGTATTCAACGTGGCACATGTAGAACGGTTAAGAAAAGATTGCATGCCACCTGCATTCATTGGAGAGCTATATGGCCGCACATCTGCTTCTTCCGCGAAACTTCGCCCCAATTTACGCAAGGATGTACTGAAAGGCATCTTGTTCTCGGAGAACCCCAAAGGATGTTTAAAAATATGGGATATGCCGGACAATTCTGTTAACGTAAGTAATCGGTATGTCATATTTGTTGACACAGGGGGAAGAAGTATTAAAGCTGACTGGTCTGTAGCAGTAGTCCTTGATCGATATTGGATGATGTTCGGTGGGAAACCTAATGTTGTAGCGCAATGGAGAGGGCATATTGATCATGACATACTTGTCTGGAAATGTGCTCAATTGGGAGTATTTTATAAGAACGCCCTACTTGTTTTTGAAAGTAACACCCATGACACGGAAAAGGACAACGACACGGACGGTGACCATACGGAATTTATCTTTGATACAATTTCAAAATACTACCCTAATCTATATTATCGTAACCCGAGTGACAAGATTATAGACGGGCTTCCCCCTAAATGGGGCTTTCACATGAACAGGACAACAAAGTCTATGATCATAGACACATATACGAGCATATTGCGCGAACAGGGTTACAAAGAGAGGGACAATGAAGCCGTTAATGAGGCAAGATGGTTCGAAAAAAAAGCGAACGGAAAATTCGGCAACATCGACGGTAAACATGATGATATTTTAATCACTCGTATGGGCGGATTACACATTTGCTATGAACTGCCCCTGCCTAAAATCATATCCGATGACTATAAAATTAAAAACCGGGAAATTCTCGGAGAATCAACAATTTAATATTACAGCAATATGAAATCAGACATTTCCATTATCAATTTTCTCAAACAGTGGTTTTTCCTTAAAAGAAAATCCATTCAGTTGTCATTCGCTATCCGGCTGTGTGACTTAAAACAACAGGCGTTCAACCGGAGATATTTTGTCATGCTCGATCCAAACGACAAGCTAATCTCTTTATCCCGTGAAGATATCAATCGGATGAAACGTTTAAAAATGATCCAAAAAAACATTACGCACTTGGACCTTATGGAAAAAGCATTTTATTTTACACCATTGTCTCGAAATGGCAAGAACGGCATATCTAAAGAGGAACAATTGAAGCGGCGTAAAATTTACATGGACTATGTAAAATTAAAAGCCAGACTGTCATTGTGAATGCAAAAAGAAGGTCCTGGATCACTCCGGGACCTTTCCTCCTTTTAAGGCATCTACCATTTCCTTTTTCTTAGATGCTATCTCTTCTTTCAAAAATTTCACATAGTTTTCATCAGTAGATTCTTTAACTTCCTCGTTCAACTCTCCTATTTCATCCTTCGCATCCAATATAAATTCAGCCCGTTTCCATTCATCTGATTGTTCATATTCATCCAGCTTCTTCATATATTCCGCACTTTCAAGAGACGGGGAATTATCGATCAGCTTTTCATAATTACGATATGTTGCTTCCGCCTTTTTGGCATCATCGACATATTTAAAAAATTTCTCATTCACTTTTATCATCGTACCGTCCACCTCTCCTGTATCGTAAAAGCGATTCAGCACCGGAATATTACGAGAGCTAAAATCGTTCAGCCCAGACGGAGCGCCTACAAACGTTTTAAATGATTGATTTGCGAATGTGAACGCACCTCCCAAATAAGCTTCAAACAGATGCTCTACTGAAGCCGGGTTTAATAGGTCAGCCCCTGAAGAAGTCTTGAATGTTGCAAACTTCCGCTTTGCTTCATCTCCACCGGCTAAAGCATTAAGATATTCTGAGAGCTTGACAGCAACAACACCCGTGCTTTTGTATACTTTTTGATATTCAGGATCATATTCATTGAACGGCGTAATTTTAGCAATCGGTTTGCCCGTAAAATCCTCATTTGTGACATAGGATTCAACAATCGGCTGGATGTAACTTGGAACAAAATTACTGGCTCCACCGGCAGGGTTAAGAGGAAGTAAATCCAATAGTCCCATCGTGGCATCAGTCAAAGCGTCTGTACCTTCATCATAATGTTGGATATAACGGATAAAAGAATCTCCAATACCGTAAAAAGCCCGGAGTTCGATAGGCAGCGGTATTTTCAAAAAACCATCCATTCCGAACATGCTTAACGGAATGCAGACGTTGTTTTTTCTAACATAATCAGGAAGCCCCATGTATTTTTCTTTGTCATCATCATCGCCCAATGACTGAAGAAGCAGAGGGATAATCGCCCCGGCCGTCATATAGCCTCCAGCAAGTGCAAGTGCTTTTCCTGGATTCTTTACCGCCATATTGTAAGCATTATTCAAAGACTGGACAGCCGCATTGAAAAAGATATAGAATGCCCTAAACCACTCGTTGCCTTTCGCGCCGCTTCCTTTTCTGTTGAAGTTTACAGTTACTTCTTTCGCATCATAAGTGGATTGCAACAATGATCTACCCATTTGCCGACTGGTCATAAAAGTCGCAAAACGGGAAATATCTTCGGCCCATTCATTCAAAACGCCCATTGCATCAAACACCTTTTCTGCTTTCCGTTTAACTTCCGCCTTTTTACCCGTCTTGGTGGCGTCTTCAATCCGATTCTTGTATTTGTCGATATTGTACAATGCGGTATATCCTGTTCGACCGCCATTGCGTAAAAACTCATCCAACATGACTGAAGTAGGATCATTCGGGTCCGGCTTCCATTCTTCACCTTCCTTTATACGGTTCTTCAAGGCTTTCATGGCTTTGGGTACATTACGCATAAACTTACGTTGATACTTTCCATTTTCTTTAACACCTAATGTGGACGAAGCCCAAATAAGGTCTCTCGATAAGTTCGACAAGATAAACGCAGGGTTACGGGTGGTAAAGTTTGCCGCCATTTCCCGATTCATCCAAGCTATACCTTTCAGGAACTTGTTCTCTGTTTGTTCCGGGGTATTCAGTCCATTTACAGCCTGAGCAATCTTAGGATTACCATTCACATACACTACATATTCTTCACCGTTCAATTTTACCTTTACCGCATGTTGGTCTAAATTCTTTTGAGATTTTTCGTCCAAATCATTAGTCAGACTTCCCCTTTTCGTGTCTGCCAACCCTTGCGATTTCTTCAAAAGCATATCAGCATCAAAGTCTTCTATGTTTTTGCGATAAACTTCTGGATCTTCATCGTATACCGGATAAGCAGGTGTCCATATCTCATTACCATTCGCATCATGGCTGACTTCATACCACTGCTTGTTTACAGTCAACATATCTGTTGCGCCATCCATGGCCATGCGGAGCAAATGAAGTTTCATCTGGTTCTTATTGCCTCCAACAATAGCACTATCACCCACAGAAGCCATATAAGCAAATGGACTGTCCGGCCGCGACGTTCTCCCCTTTGCAGTTTTTACTGTTTCATTGTAGACAATATCACGATCACTGAAATAATCAAATACGTCCGACATTTGCGCTTCGGCAAATCCTCGAAGAGGAACATAATTCTCATACATCCCTTTTATCTTGTCGTACGTCTTACGGTTAATCATACCCGTATCAAACCATTTCTTTAGAGAATATTCATTGACAGCCCTGATCCTATCCCACAAATTGGAAATCTCAATCTTATTGGATATCTCCATATCGGAAATGAAATTTTCAATTTCGGACATAAAATCTGCAATTGTCTTTCCATCTGCCTCCATCTGTTTCAAAAACGACTGAAAATCTTTTGCTCCCTTCGTGTCGGCATAGGTTCCCGTAAGTCCGGCAAAATCTCGTCTTCCAAGAGATTCTCTTAATTCATCCATCTCTTTATTCGATAACTGGGTGATATCCGAAAACTTTTTATTTGCTATTTCCGCCAACAACTGTTGCTTTAATGTTTCGTCCTTGATTGCGTCTATCGCTTTTTCCAACACAGCATAGCGCATGTACTCATTTCGTTCAATACCGTGTTTGGCAAGCACATAGTTTTCGATTTCCCGTTCCGAATATCCCTTATCCCGCAAATCCTTGATTGCTGAAAGAAGAGGCTTAATCCTTTTTTGTTCAAACTGTTCCTGTTCGTAAGTATTGCGAGAAGAAAGCGTATTCTCGTAGACATATACATTCATGTAATCCGGGATTTTCTTTCCTATAGCCTTTTCAACCTCTTCTTGTAATTTCTTGACTGATATCATTCGATCAACATAGGCTTCTTGGAACAACTCCGTTCGCGACTGAATCTTTCCCTCTATGCGCCTCTGTAAATCATCAGAAAGTCCAAGTTTAGACAAAGGCTTCTTGCTTCTAAAAAGATTGTCGTACTCCCTTGACTGCTCTTTGACCATTGCGTCTGTTTTTGCCTTACGCATTATGTCAAACGCTGTATCGCTATTCTCCAAACGATTCTTGCTTTTCCAAAGCATATACATGATATCGCCATCAGAGATTTTGAGGTTAATGCCTATTTTTCGAAGGGCTTCTTTGATTGCAGAGCAAATTTTTTGAATGATACCTGGATCGGTCATCGTTTCGGCCATCTCAGCACAATATTCTTCAGCGGCAACGACTCTATCACCATAGCTGTCCATCAATCCTGATTGTACTTCTTGGGGCAAAGAGTCAAACACGGAATCCATCGTAGGACCAAAGTTATCACCTAACAACCCCCTAAGCCCCTTATGAGCTACAGTTTCATGAAGTATCGTTGCCTGTGCGTCAGCCACGCTTTCCGCATTCGGCAATACAAGATACACTTCACCTGTTTTTGTGTCATACCAGCCTTTAGAACCTTGTTTCTGACGTTGCAATTCCTTATTCGCATCTGTGATATCATTCACATCCCGGATGATATGCACCGGCGTATTCAGGCTTTCAGACAATTCTTCAACAGAGGATGATATTTTTCCTTCTTCCAATGTTGGATTTACGAAAGATTCTACTACCTTTGTGGCAGATGAAAGCTCTTCGTTCGCTGCTGTTTCCGCAATTGGTGCGGAGTGACGGGACAGGAACAAAAGGGCTTTTTCTTTATTCACATATTTGGTCAACCCCCTATTTATCCAATCAACTATATTCGCATCCCTTTTACCAAACACAGATGACACAATATTAAAATCAACATCAGCATCTTTTCCTAAATCTAACGTGACCAAGAAATTGCCGTTCTGTGTTCTTAGCTCTGTTAATACCGACCGATTGCCTTTTTTTTCTAAATTATCAAATACAGCAATAGGATCGGCAACTGCAACAGGAAGATTTTCTAATTCAGAAAGAGCGAACCCGTGTTTCTTCATTTTCTTAAGAATCTTGTTCCCGTACAGCTTTAAGGGTTTGTTTGTCACCCCAGCACTTATGAGAACATCTGATGGATATCCAAGATTCAGCACTGTCCTATCTGCATTATCCGCATTCAATCTTGATAGTTTCTCATTAAACCTTTCATTTACCTCTTCAATATCATTTATCGATTCAGAAGTTCTGTTGACACGAATATTGTTTTCAGTATTATCCATCAAGAATATCTGATCTTCTCTGGATACATCTTCTGTTTCAGAAGCAAGCATCTTTCCCCTTTCTGCTGGAGACATATTCATGCGAGATTCAACATTGCGAGCCTCCACTTCGCCGGCAAGTTCCCTGTAATTATCTCTACTAATACCTAAACCATATTTATCTACAAGTTTATGATACTCATTGTAAGCATCTTCATATCCTTCATTGTCGTAACCTCGAACCCAAAGATTAAAACCCTTGTCAAACGTGCTACGGTTAGGAATAAAGCCATCCCCAAACTCCAAACCAAGCGAGCGGTATTCATCAATCAGGGCATTGTACACATCTATCGGCTTGGCATTGTCATCAAGTTCTTTCCTCTTTTCCTCTAATTCTTCAACCACTGCCCAAGAATCCCGCTTTTCTTTAAGACCTGCAAGATAATTTCTGTACGTAGATTCGTTGCCCCCTCTTGCAAACCCTTCAATTCCCTGTATCGCATGTTGTACCTCATGGAGTAAGATGTTACGCAAATCAGAAACTCCCAAACTGGCTTCATTCACACGAATAAGATTTTGGTCTCCATACCATGTGGCCCCTGTTTGACTTTTAGGATCGTTATACATCTCAACACGAACTTTTTTCAACTCTGGATAGGCATCAAACAGTTCACGACCCTTCACATAGTCATCTAAATATCTCACATCTGCTGCTTGGTATGTTTTACGCAACTCATCCAACAAAGATGTGAGTTCGTCAAAACGAGTCTTTTCTGTTTCTGTCAAAGCTTCGCCATCAAGCAATTTGTCGCTCAATACATTCAGTTCCTTTCCCCATGGTAAACGCTCATGAAGGTCATTCTTACGGGCAAGCCCCCTTGCGTCCACTTCAAAATCTTCCGCTTCATACCGCCATTTTCCATCAGCCCCACGTTCCCAACCTGTAGCAAGTTTGATCTTACGTGCGTCCTTCCCGTCTGTTTCCATCTCACGAGCTACGGCAAGGTTGTCAAGACGAGTTGTAACCTCTTCGGATTTATCCAAATTAGCGGCTCCTTTTTCACCGATGAAACGGAACCTTACGTCCGCTTTCCTCGCATTGAATCGATTAGAAGGAGGAATGATATTTCCTTTGTCGTCACGAGTTATCAGGTCATTCAACTTTCGGTTGTTCCTTGTGTTTTTGTAGCGGTAATCGTTCCGGTCGTCATATCCCCACTCATTGATATCGTTTCCGTCCCAATACAGATTTTCGGCCGGCACTTCTTCCTGTATAATCCGGTAATTACCGTTCAAAACGTGTTCCCCATGGACTTTTACGTAAGATTCGGACAAGGATACCCAATCGCCATTTCTCACCTTGCTTTCTTTCAAGGATTTGGGAACGGCGCGATAGATAGTAATAGTAGGTCTCTTTCCTTTGTCAATGGCAGACAATGCTTCGTTGATTGCAGCAGAACTTTCATTTCTGTATTGGTCTCTGTTCATGCGAAATTGCTCATTTAAGGATTCACGTATCTGATCTTTATTTGCAGCAATGTCAACCATGTTTTTATCAATACCTTCCTCATCATAAGAGGGGGCGCGGTGTGCCATTCTGAACTCGTCAGCTAAAACATAGCCATTTCTTCGTGCGGATTCGTTTATGATATCACGCATCCGGGCCTCATTATTTTCTTCTATAGCCTTAAAATAAGCTTCATCGAGTCTTTCATCTGTCATTAGTTCAAATTCTTCCAGACGCTTCTTCTCTGCATTAGCTTCCTCTTCCGCTCGTTTACGGGCAGCTTCCATCACATTACGGGCTTCCATTTCCTTTTGTATGTATTCATCTCTCAAAGCATCTACATCTCCAAAATTTTCATACAGTTCTTTTTTGATCGGATTAAAAACTTCTGCGAATTGCCCTAATGACAGGCCTGGATTTTGGAGACGCACACTCCTTTTAATCGCTTTGAAAGCATAGCTTGCACCACCCAAATTTCCCATTTTTATAGATTGTGCGTACTTCTTTACATCAGCTTCGTTGAGGTTGTGTTTGTTGGCAAAAGATTTTATTTCCTCGTCCACATTTATATTCCCCCGCTTGGAATCTCTAAAACGGATGTCTGGACTTGAACCATCTTCGACAATAGCGGATTTGTTTACAGTATATAAGCGTCCATTTTTTAAGGACCTGACGCTTATTTTCCCATTTTGAAGTTTCTCAATAACACCCTTTACAAAAGTACCATCAAAATATTTAATCGTCACAGTTTTGCCAATAACGCTATTATCTTCATCAGACAAAGATTCCAAGGGGCGATCGGGTTTTCTTTCTGTCCTTTTTATTCGGGTATCTACTATATCTTCCAATTCAATACCTGCATCAGACAAATTGGATTTTAATTCTATCAAATCCTGTTTTCTCGTTTTAACCGGCATATGATCATACAGATATTGCATGTCATTATTGGATATAATGCTTCCGATATACTCTGCATATTGATTGCTATTCACTATGTCATCATATATTTCTGCATATTCTTCCGGATTATTTTCTTCTATAATCCCCTTCTCTCTTAACTGATCGGAAACGAATGTTTTTAAGTTCTTGATATCAGATACGCTATGTATTTTATACAACTCGCCATTATCCTCTGTTTTATTGGCGATTTTATAATCCGCAAAAGGTTTTGTTTTCCTCTTGGATGAATCAATCCATTTCTTGAAATCATCCTTGCTTACTTCTGTGATATTGCCAAGCCCTTTCCAACCAGGGGAATAATTTGAAAGGTATGCTGCTTTAGCTTCTTCCTCCGAATTAAAGCCATACATTACTTTATGTTCGTCAAAAGAGCCATCATCTTTTACTTGATCCACTACATAAACCCGGCCAGAAGCAGGGAAATCAGACAAGAAAACATCTATATGATCCCCGTCCACGCCTTCGGTTCCACGGATATACCCGTAAGTATTATTCATGGTGACACTCCATTCCTTACCTGAAGCATCCTTACCTGAACGAACAGACCCCTTGGGCTGTTCTATGGACATATCAAAACCGTCTATTTGGATATGCCCTTTCTTGTAATTACCCGCCTCTTTTTGGGCCTCAGTCGGATTAACATTAACCTGTTGCTCGGCTTCCGAAATGTCATGCTTCGCCTTTTGTTCCGCAGCGATACGGTTCATCATTTCAAACGAAGTCTCATTTTCTTGCGTTTTTTCTTTGCTGTTTGATGCAGACTCGTTATCTTTGGTGTCAGATAAAGATATTGTTTGTGGAGAGTTCCCGCTGGTGGCGGTTTCACCATTTTCATGACCGCGATTAACTCCAGCAACATCGGTGTTTGTGTTGCTACTTACTGCGGGTAAGGTCCAAACAATATCTTTATTTTTTGAATATCCTTTCTTGAAGATTCCTGCACTATTTACATTCCAATAGCTTCCATCTTTTGAGAGCTCGATAAACAAAGTGTTATTGTGTTTGTCTTGGACTTCCAACAAATAAGTTTCATTAGACCCACGATCATTCCCTTTTTTGATAACTTCGTAATCATTGGCCACTTTCTGGACAAAATCAATAACACTATCATATCCGGCATTTCTTATCTGATCTCCATGCCGTGACTCTATATGCTTTAATCCATAGCCCCTACCATCTTCTGCTTGAAATCCATCGCTCAATTTTATAGGAGCTGGAAGCAAACCCGTTTCTGGCTTTATATTTCCAAAGATGGAACTTCCATCGGGTGTTACGACAAACGGATAACCATTTTCATCTATTTCTCCGGATGCGCTTTCTTGTGTAACTCCATCCGTGAGATCGACACCGCCATCAATTCCCGCGTGTTTTTGCTCAATTTCTCCAACTCTCCCGGTCTGTACAGGTTGTTCTTCTTGCAGTAACTGATCGCTTCTTTCACGTAAGCCGCCAGTTCTTCCTTGGTCATTTCGTTCAATTTCTTCATTTTGCTTATTTTTATTTTGTGCTAAGATAGCATCTATTTCTTCTTGTTCTTCTTTTATTGACTGAATTTCGTCTACAATTTCACCATTGACATATTCAACGGCTTCATCCGAAACAGATTGCGCCTGTTTGCGCATGTCTTCTTCATACGCTTCATAATCTTCCGGGGACATATGATAATTATCTTCACACCACGCAGCATATTCGTTGTATTCGGCTTCTCGTTCCTGCTCTGCACGTTTTTCCCGTGCGTTCTTAATGTAGTTGATCAAATCACCTCGCGTTCTTGCAGAGGACAGAACCTCGATTATAGCATTCCGGCCGGCATTAGGATCATCTTGGTCGAAGAAATTTGTTCCAGCTTCCAAATCTTCTGTCATGACTAATTCACCGGCGCGTTCAATACTTACACCACCTTTTTCAGGAGAAGCAAATAGGCCAAACATCTTCTTCGATTCTTGATTACCTGCACCAGTTTCCCGTCTATAACTGTCACGGGTTAATTTAATTGCTCCTGTGGCAAGTAACCGTGCAGCCAACTCTTCGCCATTTAACGGATCACCCATTTCTTTGATATCATTCGCAATTTGATCGCCCGGCTTTTCCTGTGTGACAATTTCGTTCAAACCGGTCCAAAAATCAGCCTCTTTCTTTACAGCATCGTATGTTTCCTGGGCTTTCCGTAATGCTTGTTCAGCCTTATCTTCTTTTCCAATAGGGGCATCATCGTAATCCTGTTCAGCCTTTAGCAATGCTTTTTGGGCTTTTTCCAGGTCCGCATTCAAAGCATTCTTTGTTACTTCGACTTTGCGCCGCATCTTATCCCCGTATTTTTCTGCAAGAAAGTCCAAAGACGACTCTTCTCCAGAGGCTATAAAATCAGGTGTCCCGTCTTCCCGTGTCACGATCCCGTTTTTGGGACTTTTGGCTGTTTCTGCTACTGGAGCCTCAATCGTTGGCTGTTCTGCATTTTGTTTCGAATCCGTCGCCGTTTCATTACCCAACGGAGAATCCACGCTTTGGTCTCTGCTTTCTTGGACGGGAACGGTTTGTATCGTTGATTTAACGACAATCTCCTTGGGAACAGTAGCCAACTTTCCACCGTCTATTTCAATAGACATTGTTTCGCTTCCGGGATTGATATCTCTCACGATCCCATTTACTTGCTTGCCTGTATCTGGATCAATGTACGAAACACTATCTTCATTCTCTATTTCAAAGGCTTCTTCCTGCTTCCTTTGTTGTGCCCTCGCCTGCTCTTGCATATCAATTTGTGCACGAAGATTTGCCTCATATTGTGCCCTTTGATCTTGTGCACTCACCACATTATATACGTCAGTGACGTTTCGGGGTGAAATAGGTATTGTTCGGCCATCAGCATCTTTGTAATATAGCACTTCAGAACTATTCCTTCTATCAATAGCCATAGTGCCATCTGTTTTAGGGGTTAATGCGACGTCCCCCTCTATGATAGCAACAGGATTTTGCATGTCTCCGTTGACATACACTTGCTGGATCATCCCGTTAGACGCAATAATCCCGACCATGCTATTATCGTAATTGATCATTCCCGTTTGAACGGCCAATTCTTTTCGTTCAGCCTTCTCTTCTTCTACGGCTTCAGGTGTACGCCAAGACCGATAATTCACGTCCGCATCAACCAAAAGTCCAATAGCTTCTTTTTCTTCTGGGCTGAATTGCTTGCTTTCGTTTACGGCTGTGAGAAATACAGCTTTTTCTTCCGGTGTAGAGTTTTCCAATTCGCTTTCAAGCCCAAGTATCTTTTCATTATCAGCAAACACAGCCCTGAAATTCTCACGTGCATCCTTTAAATCTTTACGGGTTTTGAGTTTTTCGTATTGCCGTTTC